CAGGGCTAAGTGGTATTGAGTTAGCACCAGAGAAGTACAGCGCCTTAACTAGAGATCGTGCTATGGCGGGTATCGGACGCATCTTTGGTTACAGGGAGGTGCCAGCGCAGACATCTATACAGCGTATGTTTAATGAGGTAGGTATGCCTCAGTGGCGTACTAACATAAAGTCTTTCATACCAGAGGTACAGAACGATATTAATAAGTACATAGTATCTACCTTAGAGTTTAATGCTGATAGGGTTATCAAAAGTCCTGAGTGGAAGAATGGAAATACAAAGTCTCGCACAGAAATGTTACGACTTACCCTTAGTCGCTCCAACAAAGAGACTGTGGACATCCTTGAAAATAGTATTGCTCCTGAGGATTCAAGGACATTAAATCTTTACAAGCTAAGCAAGAAAGGTAGCGGTGTTTCTAAAGATGATGTCGAAGAAGCTCTAAGGAAATTGAATATAGACAAAGAGATAACAGACTTAGATGAAAATCAATTAAACTTCCTGATTGACTACCTAGAGTTGTCTGATGACTACTCAAGTAGTACAGCAAAAAGAGCTTTAGATTAGGTTAGACAAAAGAAAGGGCAGCTTAGTGCTGCCCCTTTTAGTTTTACTTAAGCCCATGCATCTCAGCACAGTATCTAGCCCACAGGAATGTCTCTGTGTACCTATCTAGGGCTTTGGATCTCTCATCACAGGGCCATAGGTTGTCACTTATAAACACTTCTACTTCTTCCATACGATCAGCTAATTCATTTAGGAACTCTTTACGTTTAGATTGGATGTGCTCTTGTGCTTCTTGTTCTAGTTTCACTTTGACTACTCCGATACTTGGGTAACCTCAGGTTCAATGAGGTCTGTGATTGCAGCATTTACCTCCGTTAGGGCTGTGCCTAAGAAGAATACTACTACGGGTACTATGATTGCGGCTGATAGAAAAGTCATATGTTATTTCCTTTATACTAGGTCTACGATTTCACAGGAGTCACCAGAACATGCGAGTGTTTGGCTACCTGCAGTGTTGTCTTCCTTCTCATAGTCAGATAATTCTTCCCAATTAATTTTATCTGGCATACAAGACAGAAGGGTTTTGTAGTCTGTCTTACTACAATCTTGGTAAGGAGCTTGCTGGTAGGTGTGCTCATCAAAGGGCAAGAAAGATACACCAGACATCTCATCGAAGTGTTTATAAACAAAGGCACCTACTTCTAGCCACTCATTGTTTTTAACATTTATAGTTACAGATGGCTTGTGCTCACACCACGAGCGTTGATAGGCTAGCCACATCCCTAGCTGTTCAATGGCAGTCATATCAGCAGTAACTATTGCACCGTCTGGAGCTTTCATAGGGAAGCTGAACACGGTAGTCTGGTCAGGCTTCATTACATCAGGCTCGTTAGGTATCTTCTGGTCCTTCATAAATTGTGTCAATGGGTCTTTGTTATCACCACGAACAGTACGAATATAATAGGGTGAGTGACGAGCATGTATCCCGCTACTTGAATTAACCAGTTGTGATACTGTGCCCGAAGGTTTAACACAGCTGATAGCAGTAGCGACAGGGATGCCAAGGCGTTCAGCCCACTCAGCGTTAGTAATAACGGCGATAGATTTAAGGTGCTCAAGTGTTTTCTCCAAGCCAGCATTCTTTGTTGTCATCCTACTATTATCCATGATGCCTGTCATAGATACCCCTAGTAAGCGTTCCTCCTCTGTGTTCTTCTGCCATATCTTACGTAGGTAGGGGAACTTAGTGAACGATGATTGGATAGTACCAAGGATGGTAGCCATACGAACCTTCTTCTCTAGGTCACCAATGCTGTCCGTTGCACGTACAACTACCTCTGTTAAATTACAAAACTGCATCGGCCTTAAAATTATCTCCGAACATGGATTAGTTCCGAACTCATACGTTGCATCACGGCGTCCATTCTTAGCTGCCTGTACCTTAGATGCCTGACGGTTGAAGATACCACGCTCACCTGAGCCTGACTCAACCAATGCCATCCACTCACGCATGAATGATAAGCTATCAGGCTTCTCAGTATACGATACAGAGTTGTTAGCTAAGGCACGTTGCTTGTTATTCTCCCACCATGCACCTGACTTAGCGTGACGCATACGATCATCTGAGAGATTACTCAATGAAATCATAGCACTACGGCGTACACCACCGACAACTACTATCTGACCAATGAAGCACATAAGATCGTGGCACTCCATGCTTGATAGCATACGTCCTTGTGCAGTCTTGAATGTTGACACAGCAAAGTGAAACAACTCTACAAGAGGTGCAGGTCCACTTGCTCTACCGCCAAATGTCTTGAGCCTTGCACCCGCTGGACGTACTTGGCTTACGTCCCACTTAGGTATCTCACCTGCCCACAGTAGTGCAAGTACCTGACGTAGTGCCTTAGCCCAACCTTCTTTGCTGTCCTTAACTACTACCGTTGTCTCACTAACGTACAACTCAGGTACTTCTGGTAGCTTGCTGATGAACTGACGCTCAACACTGAAGCCTACACCAGTGCCACAGAGAAGGATGTACATAGCCTCATCGAATGACTTAGGGTCATCTACTGGTAAGTAGCTACAGTTAAACCCTGCGGTGTTGTCACGATCAAGTGCTGGCCCAGCCGACATCATTGCCCTCATAGATGGCATAACGTCTAAGCTAAGGATGGCGTCCTCAATCTTGCTTACTTGCGCACTAGGTATTGCCGCTATCTTACGTACTACGTTATCTATGTATCGTCCTACTGTCTCTGACCACGATTCCCTGCGGCCTTCTTTGTCTAACCAACGTGCATACCGTGAGGTATGTATGAAGGCTTGGTAGTCTGTTGGTAAAAAGTTATTCATGTGTGTCTACTCCGATATTGTTTTAATTGATTGGATCGTCATGCCGTCTACATCGTAGATAAATTCTTGTAGCACGTCCCTAATTTCATCGTTAATAAAATTGTCTGCTGGCATTGGGTACTCCTTCTCGTCTATGTTAAGGGTTAAGAATACTTTAACTAACATCTTGATCTTCTATCAGTACGTTGAGATACCACTCTGCTTTCTTCAAATCTTCCAGACCATTCTTGTACTTGTACCGCCACAGGTATTTCATAATGTTACCCTGTAAGTAGTACGAGAAACCTTCTTCTCCTGTTGCTGCACGAATGGCGTCAATACATTCTACACCTGCAAAGTTGTAGTGTGACGGTGAGTTTACCATGTCATCATCTCTTTCTAGTTCGTTGGCTGCATCTGAAAACTTTGTTACATTCATTTCTTACCCCCCTTTTGTTTGAAGTTGACGTTGATTACATTCTCTTCTACGCTGGCTACTGTAGCCTCTGGCTTACCTTCTTCTAGGTCTTCCTCAACTCTCTCTACTATACTGGTTAGTGTGTCACGAACATAGTCATCTTCTTCCATAGCTGGTACTGCTGCACATACCATCTTGGTTATGCCCATAAGGTTGTAGTGATCTTCGTCAGTCATATCGTTTTCATCTGTAGTAACAGTACCCACTAGCAACTCGCCTGTCCAGTTACCCATGTCATCTACGTAAGGTGTCAACCTAATGATGTAATCATTTGCATTGAAGTCCAAGAATATTCTATCTTCTACCATTAGTGTCATCTCCTTTTTACCTTTTTATATGGGCAGTGTATCAACGATGGGTGCATGTCCTTACCCTTTTCTTCTAACCATTCGAGAGGAATGATCCTGTCGTGATACTTTATACCATTCTTTTCACACCATTGTCCATAGCTACTTTTAGCTCCCTTACTTAATTTCTTTTTACTACTTGTAAATACAAATCGTATGTCTAACTTAGGGTGCTGTGCCTTAACTGCTAAATGTTTACGTCTGTCATCCGCTGAGAATAATCCTTTTGTCTCAACTATTATACCGTTCTTCAGTACGAAGTCTGGAGTATAGGTGCGGTACATGAGGTCTTCCCATTCAATCTTGACTTCCTCATACTTGAACGGCATATTATGTTCAATGAGATAGTCTTTTGTTCTGACCTCTAGTCCACTCCTATATCCATGCTTCATGGCGGCAGAGAATTGATGTGCCTTCATGGTACTAAAAGTCCCCTACTTTAAGGGTAGAGTACTCACCCCAACCAGTATCAAACACACCTGTTTTGTTTGCTTCCGCAATGTACGCCAGCGTTTCTTCTACCTTCTCTGTAGCAACCTTTAATAACTCAGGGCTTACCTTGTGCAAGTGAGCAACGTAAGGAGCAGTCTTTTCTACAGCTATGAAGCTAAAGTCTGTAGCTTTAATGCCAGCTTTTTTACAGGTCAGTACATAGAAAGCAGCTTGTATATGATACATGTACTTTCCTACCTGCTCTGCAAAACCTTTTGGTGATGCGTCAATGGTAGTCTTTATGTCGTATAGATGACCTGTCTCTGCTATGTACAAGTCGGGTCTTGTTTTTAAGTTGAGTCCAGTCTTCTTGTCGGTTACAAAGACACTACTCTCTGTTACCCTACGACTGTCCGTTAGTATCTTCTTGCAAGTAGGGTTCTCTAAAGCAGAGTTGCACATCTTATTGTGTACATAGTACTCAACTTCTGTTAGTACAACTTGATCATCTTCTTTGTTGTTGTACAAATCCTTAAACGTTTTAGACGCCCTTGTCTTTGGTCCTTTGATAACTAGGTCACGCTCTGGTTCCAACAGAGTAGCATGTACTGCAGAGCCAAGGGCAAATGCAGGGCTATCGCCTAGTGGTTTCTGTGCCATGTAGTGCGCAAGCGATTGCTTGCACACCGTTTTAATGGCAGTCGAAGAGTACCCTACCTGTCTGTGATACTCTTCATTTGACATGTCATAGACAATACCTGACTGCGGCATGTCCATTACACAAAGTCCTCTTCATTGATGTCCACAAACTCTTCTACTGTGTCTGTGTCTACGTCCTCATTCTTGTGCATGTTCTCGTCCCATGAGTTAAGTATGTAGGTATTGTAGTTCTCAATCCATGCCATAAAGTTAGCGAAGACTTCCTGTGTATCATTGTCCATAGTCAACGTAGTACCAAGGTTCAACTCTGCCTCTGGTACATAGAAGCTGCT